TTTATGATGGCGGTATTGAAGAAATCATCAGCACTCGCCGCTTGGTTCATATTGTTCGTGCCTATTCTATTTTTAATAATAAGGCAAAGGCAATTGAAGTTTGTGTAAATCGATTTGATGATGACACTAAGCAGGCATTCCTTGAACTTTATGATAAGGTTGATGCTGATGTAGATCTTGACAAATTGGAGGATGCGATGTATGATTAATTCCTGGAGCCTACTTTATGATGAACTTTATGGAGATGATGAAATGAGTGAGAATGATTCTAGTCAACAATTTTGGAGCAAAGATGGATTTAGTATGACAGGAAATCCAAATGTTTCTTCAGATACTATTACTTTAGGTGGAGATACTGTTATTGGTTATGGTATGAGGGGTGGAGAGGGAGATGATCATATTAATTTTAATTATAATCCCGCAGCAAATACTGTTTTGGGGTTAAGTTCTAATGATACCATTTCGTTTACTACTCCTCCAACACCTTCTCTGGACAAACCAGGTGTTTTCAAATATAATGAAGACAAATCACTTAAGGATGCCCGTGATTATGTTATGTCAACATATTCTGGACACTATACTGCTAAAGGATCAAACACGCAGACGCTTGATCTTATTGAATCGGTTGGTGATGCAGAATCTTTTTGTCGCTCAAATGCATTGAAGTATTTGAGTCGTTATGATAAGAAGGGTACTGCCAAGAGAGATATCCTAAAAGCAATGCACTACTGTCTGCTGCTATACTATTTCAGCGGCCAAACAAATGAAACTGAGACCCGTGGTTATGAAACTTTCTGAAAACACTTTATCAATTCTTAAGAACTTCTCATCGATTAATCAATCTATTCTATTCAAGCAAGGAAATAAACTTCGTACCATTAGTGTAATGAAGAACATCCTTGCAGAGGCTACTATCGAAGAGGAACTACCAAAGGATTTTGGTATCTATGATCTTAATCAATTCCTTAATGGTATTGATGTTCTTTACAAAAGCCCTGAGTTTGATTTTCAAAATGATGGGTATGTGGTAATCAAAGAAGGACGGATGCGTTCCAAGTTCTTCTTTGCTGATCCTAATGTTATTATTACTCCACCAGATAAAGCAATTGAACTTCCTAGTGAGGATGTAACTTTTGATCTTGGTACGGATCAATTGAACAAGTTGCTTAAAGCAGCAAATCTATATCAACTTCCAGATTTGTCTGTTGTTGGTGAAGATGGTGTTGTTAAGTTGGTTGTTCGTGATAAGAAGAATGGAACATCAAATATCTTCTCTATTGTTGTTGGTGAAACAGAATCTGCATTCACCTTTAACTTTAAGGTAGAGAATATTAAGATCCTTCCAGGAACTTATGATGTAGTTGTATCACAGAAACTTCTATCAAGATTTACGAGTAAGAATCATAATTTGACATATTTTATTGCATTAGAACCTGATTCTACATTTGAGTGATTATGAGGGATGAATTCCTTTGGGTCGAAAAGTATCGACCCAAGACTATTGAAGATTGTATTCTTCCAGAGAATATAAAGAAAACCTTTAGAGAATTTCTAAATAAAGGTGAAGTGCCTAATCTGCTTCTTTCTGGACCTGCTGGGTGTGGGAAGACAACAGTGGCAAAGGCACTTTGTGCCCAATTAGGAGTAGATGTTTATGTCATCAACGGATCAGATGAAGGAAGATTCCTTGATACAGTTAGAAACAACGCAAAAAACTTTGCCTCAACAGTATCCCTCTCATCAGAAGCCAAACACAAAGTCATTATCATTGATGAGGCAGATAACACCACGCCGGATGTCCAATTGTTGCTTAGGGCTTCAATTGAAGAATTCTCGCAAAATTGCCGGTTCATCTTCACCTGTAATTATAAAAATAAAATCATCGAGCCTCTCCATTCCCGTTGTGCGGTCATTGATTTTAATATCAAGGGTAAAGAAACTACGGAGATTAAGGCTTCTTTCTTCACCAGACTTAACTCTATCTTGGACCAGGAAAGGTGCGAGGCTGAAAAGAAAGTCTTGGCGGAACTCATTAACAAACACTTTCCAGATTGGAGAAGGGTCTTAAATGAGTGTCAGAGGTATTCTGTTAGTGGAAAGATAGATAGTGGTATTCTAGCACACTTTAGTGATGTAAAAGTAAATGACCTCATCAAAACACTCAAGGAGAAAAATTTTCCCGAAGTACGTAAGTGGGTCGTCAATAATTTGGACAATGATACTTCTGTACTTCTGCGTCGTATTTACGATGCTTGTTATGATTCCATGGTTCCGAATAGCATTCCTGCTGCTGTTCTTACTCTTGCTAAGTATCAGTATCAAATGGCGTTTGTGGCGGATCAAGAAATAAATATGCTTGCTTGCCTTACAGAAATTATGGTAGAGTGTGAATTCAAATGATACCACTTCCTGTTATAGAAATTTCTGTCCTTATTATAGGGTTTATATGGATGGGTTTGTTGATTCAATATTTGGAGAATAGAGAAAAGTGAAAGAAGAACTTCTTAAAATGCTAAGAGAGAAATCTTATCGTAGAGGTGAGTTTAAACTTTCTTCTGGTGAGATTAGTGAGCATTATGTAAATTGTAAACCTGTTATTTTAAGTCCAGAAGGTCTTAGACTTACAAGTTATTCTATGTTGGAATATATTGAATCTGATTCAGTATCGGTAGCAGGACTTACTCTTGGTGCCGATCCTTTGGTATGTGGAGTTTCTTTAGTATCTTTAGAATCTGCTTGGTGTACAACACAAAGTGCTTTGATTGTTCGTAAGCAAGCAAAGGGACATGGTACAGGTGCCTGGATAGAGGGCCCACTCCCTCCTGAAGGGTCCAAAGTAACTGTCTTGGAGGATGTAGTCACTACTGGCGGATCATCCCTTAAAGCAGTGGAGAAGTTGCGTGATGCTGGATATGTAGTAGAAACTATTGTTGCTATTATAGATCGGCAAGAAGGTGGTAAAGAGGCAATGGAAAAATCTGGGATAACTTTAAAATCTTTATTTACTATAGAGGATTTTGTTAAGGAAAATTGAAAATGAAACCATATCAAAAAAGGGCTATAGAATGGATTGCTTCTCAGTTAAATACATCTATACGCACACAAGAAGTGAGAGATTGTCAAGGTAGAAGAGTAAGAAGGATCTCTTTCAATTATGTGCCAGAAGAGTATGAAGAAGATTGGGGTGAAGATTTAAAAGAATGGACAGAGGAGTTTGAATCTGCTAGATTGGAATCTATTCGTAGATCCCAGTTGTGGACCAAACAACAGCAAGAAAGAACATAGGGAGTATCAAATGACTAAAGATAAAAAAAACAAAAGACATCAAGTTAAATCCAAATTCTATTATATTTTTTGGGGTACTGCCACATTTTCTGTTCTTGTCGGTCAACTTTACGTTGGAACTGGTTATCGTAGTATGGCAGATGCCTTAAGTACTGGTTTTGAGATTAGTGTAATTTGTGGTGATGATGGTCCAAAATGGTTAGGTGGGTATAAGTAAATGGCATCAACTCAGAAATCTCTAAAGACTCCGCTTCGCTACCCTGGTGGTAAGTCTAGGGCTTGTACGAAGATGGATCCACATTTCCCAGACCTTCGTGAGTATACAGAATTTCGTGAACCTTTCCTTGGTGGAGGAAGTGTTGCTATACATATTAGTAAGAAGTATCCTCACCTTAAGGTATGGGTAAATGATCTTTATGAACCTCTTGTAAACTTTTGGCAAGTTTTACAGATGTTTGGTGTAGAATTAAAGGATCAATTATTAGATTATAAACTTACTCACAATGATCCAATTAAGGCAAGAGAACTCTTTGACAACTCCAAAGGTATTATTAATGAGGCTGGTAAGTCATCCCTTGACCGCGCTGTGGCTTTCTATATTGTCAATAAGTGCAGTTTCAGTGGTCTTACGGAAAGCTCTAGTTTTTCATCTCAAGCTTCCAATAGCAATTTTTCAGTCAGGGGGATTGAAAAATTACCTGAATACTCTAAAATAATTTCAAACTGGACTATAAACAATTACTCTTATGAATATCTGATGGAAAAGGATATTCATGATGGTATTTTCATGTATCTTGATCCTCCTTATGATATTAAGGATAATCTTTATGGTCGTAAAGGATCTATGCATAAAGGATTTGATCATGATAGGTTTGCTGCCGATTGTGATAAATATGATATCTCGATGCTAGTCAGTTATAATTCAGATCAGTTGGTAAAGGATAGATTTAAGGATTGGCATAACAGGTGGACTGCTGCTGAATTTGATCTTACATATACAATGCGCTCTGTAGGTGAATATATGAGAGAACAGCAAGGTAGAAAGGAGTTATTATTATTCAATTATCAATTACCAAAGGTATTTTCTAATGGATGAGGAAAGACATATAAATGATTTATTTGAAGATATGGATCGTCTTAATGCTTTATATGAAGAACTTTGCTGGGAACATGATGAGGAGTTGGAATTTGTTGCAGACTATAAGAATGATAGAATAATTATCAGGAGGAAAAATTGAAACGCAAATATTCTGGTAAAGTAATAGATCGTAAATATACTGGTAGAAAATGGTCAGCTGGTATTGTATTGTTGTTAGTATATTGGTTGGTGATGGTTGGAATGGTTATTAACGCTGGAATTTATTATGACAGAACTCAAAGATTGGCTGAACTCCATTAATTTTAATAAGAATAATTTGATGGAGGAAGATCCTGAATGTAAAAAGGATTATGCTCCATACATTATCAATCGATGTTTATCAGGTAATCTTGATTGTATAATGTTTGTTAATGAGATGAATAGGTATCCTAACCTAGATAAAGACCTCCAATATAATTTTTATCTAAATACTCTTAGGAAAAAGAAGAGATTTTCTCCCTGGATCCGCAAAGATAAAGTCACAGATCTAGAATGTGTCAAACAATACTATGGTTATAGTAACGAGAAAGCATCTCAAGCTCTGAAAATCTTATCAAAAGAACAACTGGAATTTATTAAACAACGACTTGACACTGGAGGCATGAAATGACTACTACGGTAGAACCTGAAGTTCGTTGGTCGCAAGACCAAATGGTGGAGGTACTTCTTAATGAACCTGATGACTTTTTAAAAGTCCGTGAGACCTTAACAAGGATTGGAGTTGCGTCCAGGAAGGAAAAGAAACTCTATCAATCGTGCCATATTTTGCATAAGCAAGGTAGGTACTATATTGTTCACTTTAAAGAATTATTTGCACTTGATGGGAAACATGCTAATCTCACAGTTAACGATGTACAACGTCGTAATCGCATTGCTCGTCTTCTTGCTGATTGGGGACTTATTGCTATAGTAAAAGAAGAAGCAGTATCAGATATTGCACCACTCAATCAAATTAAGGTTCTTGCATATAAGGATAAGGGCGAGTGGTCTTTAGAGCAAAAGTATAACATTGGAAAAAAAGGTAAGACTCAAGAAGAATGACGGTTAACACTATATTATTGATCCTTCTAGTGATCGTGAATTATTCAAATTTTTATCTTACTCATATGCATAAAAAAAAATTTCCTCCTTTCGTCAGAAGAGGTAATTTTGTGTATAGAAAATCTTATGATGATTGGGATGTTGAAGTATGAAATTTAAGGCAACTGTTTTTATTCGTTTAAGATCACAGGTTGATGATTCTCCAGGCAATGCTGTTAGAGATTGTTGTAAGAGAATGTCTGATTTGGATATTAGGAAATTGAGATTGGGTAAGGTTATTGATATTCACCTTCAAGCACCTGATAGAGAGTATGCCATTCAAGAGTT